CACAAGGCTTGCTCACATGATCGTGAAACGTCTTGTCCTCCTATACTTACTATTAATATAAATAAAACCATAACTCATGGCTTCGTAGGCCAATCATCATCAGTCAAGTTATGCGGAAAATTACTGTTTGCAGTAATATCCCTTAATGCTTGCCTATAGGTTGTCATCGCATCAGTCATAGTCACATCCGACAAAGCATAAAAATCTGTTTCAGCTAATAAGCCATCACGTTTAGACCTTACTGCTGCAGCAGCACTAGCATCTAACCCAGCCTGATACGCTGCTTCATGTTCTGCTTTAGTTGTTGTTACGTCATCTACAGTCGTATCAGCAAACATATCTCGTTCAACCCACGCCTGTACCCACTGTTCTTTAGAATTTTGCTCAACACCATTGCGTACATAATGCTTGTAAGCCTCAGAACTTGTGGGCTTTGGGGTTTCAAAAACTACATCTATACCTAAATCTGAACAAACTTGATCAGTCCATATCTTAGGAATAGAAGTATTAGGAAATAGCGCAACAACTTCACTTTTAGTTTTTACGCTTCCGTCTGATTTAATTCTGTATTCAGTCATTGTCTTGTCCTACGAAAAAGCCAAATATAAATATGTGCCGCCATTGGCATTTAAATCATTTCCAGCATCACTTCTTACAGTAAATCCTGCGCTTAAAGTATCTAAAACTGCTGTACTTGATTCGTCTGCATCAGAATCAACTTTCAAGTGTTTTCCAAAACCTCTCCCAGAAGACACAATGTACCAATCAGCACTGGCATCAGTTCTTTTAACCATTACCCATCTTGCTCCACCACTAAAACCGCAATCAACATTTATTGCAGAGCCAGTTCCAGTATATGTCCCTACTTTTGATATTCCTGATAATGAAGCAAACATCAACATAAGGTGTGTATCACCATTATTATTAATTTGACCTGTTCCTCCCCATCCCGCATTTAGGGTAACAGTTGTTGCTGAAGCAGTTAATCCACTACTGTTGGAATATACTCCATCAAGATTTAAATAAACTTCATCAGCATCAACATCAGAGTTTCCCGTATTTTGATTAACCCCCCAATGCAAGGCTTGATCTATATTTTTTATAATCACTAATTCAGCAGCTACCCCTAAATTATGAGTAATTGTTCTAAACGGAGAGTTACTCCCATTGCCTTCGTATACAACCACATCAAATACTTTAGGGTATCTCCTCCAAGCATAAGCTATTTGGGAACTAGCTGTTCCTGCACCATCAGCAAAGCCATTTTGAAAATCAAAAATACCTCGGAACGTGCTGTTAGTGGTTGCGTCTGTTTCATCTGCTTTTAAATACTTTCCTTGAATTAACCTGGAGCTAGTGTACCAATCATCTGTTCCACCAAGTTCCCGTTGCAAAAACCAATCTACAGGATGTGGAAAAATGTAAGCAGGTGGGCCACTACCTCCACCTCCTCTTGTTTGGTAGTTATAAACATCAGTTCCAGCAGAAGGTTCTTTCATAGGGCCACGGCGTATTGCTATGTATATATAGTCAACACTGTGATTTGTGTTTCCGGCAGTTCCCAAAGGCTGAAAGCCACGAGAATTAAATTTTACAACGTCTTGATTGTATTCAGCAGTGTTCGAGTTTGGATGAAGTTGTGCGGCAGTGGACTCACTCACGCCACGCATATTATCATAAATTCCCCAAGACTCTGCGTAGGTTGACGCTTTGATGATCACCATTTGTGGTTCCCATCCCAAATTTATCAAAGGTCCAGAAGCCGAAGCACTTCCTGTGTAAGTCCCCGTAGCAACTATTGATTCATCACCATCATCACCAAAGATTTGTGCAGCACTTTCATCACCATCAGCAAACAAATAAGCTACAAAATCTTCCCCACTAGCGTTAGGAATACCGTAAGTGCCAACACTGAAATGTGTGGCCGTTGGTGCTGTGCTGTTCCACCATCCACCACCGCCATAGTCATCACTTACCGCTGCTGAGGTATCTAAAGCCAGAGCGTAATTTATAGCTAATGACTTATGCCAAACACCCCAAGAATAACCTGACGCACTTGTCAATTTGACGAGAATCATGCCAGGTTTACATCCTAAATTATGCGCTATTGCCTGACCACTTCCTGTCCCTGTGTAGGTAACAACATCAAAAAATCCTTCTTGTTTGGCAAAATTCCAAGAAACAAAATTGCGCCCAGACTCATTTAACGTATTAGTGTATTGAACTTTAAAACCTGTACTAGTCAAACTGTGTAATTGAAATAGATTAGCTGACCCGTTATTTTCTTCATAGTTCTCATTCGGTACTAACCATTTATAACTATGATTGGATGAAGCATCTCCTCTTTCACTGTCATATAAAGCATGATTACCAGTACCCATATCTCGGCCTTTAATCCAAACAGCACCACCTTTATCTGCTAAATCAAGACCTGTTGTAATTGTGTTCAGTGTTCCAGACCCATTTCCAACATATAAAGTAGTAGAAAACACATCTTCTACATAAACTTTATCACCACTGGCAGAACCAGCAGCTTGCATAAGAGCGTTACGAATATTGGTCATGCTAGAGCAAGCCCCGCAGTAAAGCCGTACCAAGTAGTACCACCATCACAAGTGATAAAAACTAATACGTCTGTTCCGCTTGTTGTTAATGTTGGTGCAGTTGCACTAGGCCAATCTACTGATCCAGGCCATGTTTGAGTTGCACTACCTCCGTTTACTAATTTAAGTACAAAACCACATAGTTCATCTGAGGCTGTAGGGTTACTGAATGTCCAACTTATTGCTCCACCAGCAGTCGCAGTTACAGAATTACCAGCCGTTAAATCAATCGTTGTACTGCCTGATACGCTACCTAAAGCATTAGTGACTTCACCATAGTCTTTAAGATTGATTGCTGAAACAGTCTGATCTGCACCAGTTACCGCACCAGCTAACGTCATTCCTGTTATCGTTGGGGCTGTACCAAAGACCAATGCACCCGAACCAGTTTCGTCAGTAACAGCACTAGCTAGATTTGCTGAAGAAGAAGTACCTAAAAAGGTTGCAACATTAGTGGCAAGACCTGATACCCCTGTTGAAATAGGAAGTCCTGTTGCGTTGGTTAAAACACCGGATGCTGGCGTTCCTAAAGCTGGAGTTACTAGAGTTGGAGAAGTTGCAAAAACTAAAGCACCTGTTCCTGTCTCGTCTGTAACCGCACTGATTAAATTAGCAGATGAAGGTGTTGCTAGAAATGAATCTAAATCAGCGTGTAAATCACTTATTTGACTAAGGCTAAGACTTGTAGCCGTTGGAGCTACCGCAGCCCAAGCACTTCCGGTATACACCTTCATGGCATTGGAAGAACTATTGAAATATAAAGCTCCTGTTGCCAAAGCATCCCCATCATTATCTACAGTAGGGTCTGAAGACTTAGCCCCTAAGAAACGATCATCAAACGTATCGTAGCTTGCAGCCGCAGCAGTCGCACTGGAAGCGGCAGAAGTCGCGCTAGAAGCCGCAGCCGAGGCTGAAGTCGAGGCATTACTGGCCTGAGTTGTTGCAGTTGAGGCACTGGTCGCGGCTGAAGTAGCACTTCCTAAAATACTGTCTACATAAGCCTTACGAGCCAAATGAGTATCGTCAGAAGGATTAGCACTACTAGTCACCATGTTAGAACCCATGACAATATTGCCCGTCATCGTTCCACCCGCCAAAGGCAGCATAGTGTCTAGCTGACCTTTGTTGACAGCATCACCAGATGCAGTGCCAGAGTCTAGTCCTGTGACCTTATTGCTGCCCATAGCGATAGCACCTGTCATAGTACCGCCAGCCAAAGGCAGTTTAGCCGCTATAGAGGTTGTAATCGTTGAGTTAAAGGAAGCATCATCATTCAAGGCCGCAGCAAGCTCATTAAGCGTATCTAATGCTCCAGGTGCGCCACCTATTAGGTTAGTTATCTCTGTGTCTACGTACCCCTTAGTGGCTGCGTCTGTTGAGTTCGAGGGGCTTCCAAGGTCAGTTAGAACAGCGGTATTAAAGTCTACTGTTCCGTTAATAACTAGGTTGTTAAATGTACTTGTACCAGAACCCGCAGTGACATTACCCGTTAAGTCTCCGGTCGTATTTCCGGTAATATTTCCCGTAACATTTCCCGTCACATTACCGGTGATATTTCCCGCAAAATTAGTATTAGCAGTAATCAAAGTACCTGTAATAGCCGCAGGAGTAGACGCTCCTATAACTATGTTATTAACTGAACCGCCTGTTAATACTGCATTTGAGGAAGCAAGTTGTGAATTAGCGGTTACTGTCCCTGTAGCCGTAATAGCACCAGTAGTTATAGAGGTAGGATTAATACCAAACTCAAAGATATTATTACTACCATCCCTACCAAATAATCTTTTGTCTGTTACATTCTGCGCTATCTCATACGCTTCAATGTCAGAAGTAGTAGGTGTATCACCTGCTCCTCCCGTTTCTCTTTTGAGTTTAATTTTAGCTGCCATTTAAATCACCACTTAACTTTATGTGACCAATATCTTGCGCTTAACTTAGAAGGATTTGGGTCTTGTGCATTATGCCTAGCATAATAAGACTTTCTTCGTGCTTTATCTTTTTTCGTCTTCGGATTTTTACCAGCACCCTTAACGCCCTGTTGACCGAAACGAATTGTCTTTGTTTTATCGCCTACTTTAGCGACCACAACATGACTTTTTGTAGGGTGATTTGGAGTCTTCTTAGGCTTGTTATAGCCAGAAACTCCTGCTTTCTTGAGCTTTGGGTCTTTCGCCATAAAGCAAGAAAGGGGGCAAAGCCCCCCTTCCGTACCTCATATTATACGTCTGGAACGCAGAGAATGAATCCTGCTTCTGGACGATATGCCTGTACACCATAGAGCGTATCAGCGGTATAAAGCGTTGATAAATGCTCTTGTTTGTACTGAGTCTGTGACCTAACAGCCATCTGCTCGGCTAACATGATGGCATCTTTGTGTATCAAATATGCACCACGAACATCTTTAGCACCAGCAGAGTTGCTACCAGCATCCTCAATAACAGGACAGTTTGACGAAACATAAATATCAATGCCGTATACCTGACCAATCAAACCGCTTTGAACAGTCTGAGGTGAAGTAAAGTCAGCAGATACATATCTATCAATACCCATAATTGCAGATCGCAATGTAGGAGGAATAATAAATGAACGATCCGTCATAGGAACGTCATTATCATCCATTAGTTTAATTAATGCGCGAAACCCTGCATCTGTAAATACATCAGCAGCTACAACAGTATCGTCTGTATACGCGGTTAATCCACTAGAAGCA